AACACAATCGAGGTTGGCATATTATCAGGCAGTACTCATTCTCTTGCGCCCCATCTTGATATACTGCCGACCCCCCTTGGAAACGATCGAAGAATATGCAGGACAATCGTCAGACCAGGACGAATCGGTGTCCTATCTGAACTGGGTTGTGGAAAACATGAATAAATTGGTCTTGGCGTACGATTCTTTTATGGGGCAAGTGCCGCTCACAATCACCTACGACTGGACCACCAAAGACGCGGAAAAGAAACGATCCGAAATACTGAGATTAATCCTCAAGAAATCGACGAATAAAAAGCATGATTAGGGCGGGGATGGCCCCCGAAATCAAACCCCACAGGCGAGCCTGTTCGTTGGCTTTTGCGCGCAATGTGGCTATCTCAGTGGCGATTTTGATATTGTCCCTGCTCCACTCGTCCCTAAGTTGGCGGACATCCAGCTGAACCTGCTCGAGCCCCTTAGTTACAAGTAGTTCGTGGTGACTCCAACTGTCTTGTTCGCCTGTCATGAGGTTACCTCACCTTTGTCAACTCAGCAATTATTAAACCAATATTTCGTCTCGTAGTCTCGTGTACAGCCTTTTCAAAATCGTAGGTTTTTTTGATATCCGCGTCGTGGTGAAACTGATACAACAGCGAGAGCGGAAACCGTTTGGTTTTGTCCTTTCGCACCGCGATGGCCTGATGCCCGGATTTAAAAGTAACAAGAAATGGTTTTGGTTTTCGCCACTTCCCCCACTTTCGTTTTCGGCTGGTCGCTGCTTGCGCTTTGATCTTTTTGATCATGATCTCAGGCTTGTATCGCCGCTTAACTCTGCCCTTTGAGGTCCTGAAGGACTTTGAAGTCATCTCTGATCGGGGCAGAGCCAGCGCCCGGTTGCCCCCGTGGGGTTTTCGCCGTCCACCAAACTCATGATCGGCCATAAATTCGAGGGACCTTTTTGGACTGCTCGAGCCCCGGATAAAGACCGCGGCCCGGAAATCATGGTGCCTGCCGGTCAACCCCCGAAGGGCCGCGGCGGCCTGGCGCTCAGCCCCCTTCGACCCCTTGATCCCCGGTATGGACCGAATAGCGTCTGGAATATAGTTCGAATGGAGTTTAAAAGCCGAGCGCGTATGGACTCGTACCCGCTTGCGCCCCTTGTCTGCGATCTGCGCAAACCCTTCGATTACAGCTTTTGGGATCTCGTCTGAAATTCGATTCCAACTGCGCAAAAATTGTGAAATGTCAACGCGCATAATAGCCTAGGAGTCCGAGTAGATAATTGTCAAATATGCATCACTTACAATAGCTGCTGTCGGGTCAGCGTCATATCGGATATCCGCACTTAGGAATCCCCCAGCAGCAACAAACTCGATAGACCCCGGCCTGCTCCGCTGGACTTGTGCTGCCGCGGTGTCTGTATACGTAAACTGCGCCATCAATACTCGGACAGTGCCAGGGATACTAGTTACCACCGTGAGGTAGTAGTCTCCCCGGATGCCATCCAGAGCAAAAGTCAAACCCGTGGCCCCTACATAGTGTTTGATTGATTTGCCCGAGTTGAGAAAAAACAGTCCATCAGTGGCCAATTTAGCACGCCCAGTCTCCGCACTGAGGGCGCTGTAATCGCGGATCAATAGTTGCTCATTGTCCAGCTGGCTGTACCCGACCAGGACTGACGTGTCGTACTTTTCGAATAATGTCCTCGTCGACCGGAGATCCGCTTGATATTCTATCCCCGTGGCCGAATCGGTCTCGGTGAATCCGAGTAAAAAGACAGAGGCATCGACATCCAAATCGAATTGGTAGGTTATTGTGCCGGACACATAGGTCAGATCTGTTTTTCCATTGGAGATTTTATCAAGCGACACGTCGTAGATTTTAGCACTGGTAACTGCTTCATCCGCCAGGGCCCCAGTGTCGATAAATTCGGACTCAAAAATTGCCTCAACCAGTTGAGCAAACCCGTTGGTCCTGTCGGTCGCACTGTTTGCCTCGACTGTCATGCCAACGAATTCGATAACATTGGCGATCTCGAACATCAGCGCGTTGAGGAACTCTGCCGATACCGTCGACCCTCCTACGGTTGGCAAATTTTGGTTGACGTGTTGATCGATCGTCCCATAAGGGGCGATTGTATCGAGTCTAGCACCTTGAGTAAAATGCATTGAGCCCTCTTTTTTATTCCGCGCTGATAAACGCGAAGATTTTCCCGAGATCAATTGTGGTCTCATCGGGAAAACTTGCTGCTGAGATTTTGAAAATCTCAACCCCTTCAACCTCGCTTTTTAGCCAATCCCGCACCTCGTTCTCTTTGTTTTCCAAATATTCAATAGCATCGGCATACTCCACTTGGAGGTCCCGAAAGCCATCTTGGATGGCATCGGGTGCCTGTCCCTTGTGGTCATCGATGTATTTCTTTCGGGCGGCGAGAAAAGCTATGCAATTCTCATCTCGCGAAACGTCTTTGGCGATGGCCAGCGCCTTCTTGATGGGCTTCAACCGTTCGATGTTCCGCGCCATAGCATATTTGAGTTTGAAGGGCAGGTTTTCGAGTTGGCATTTCTCGAAAATCTCCAAGGCTTCAAGGACATCTCCGTTTGTCAAATTAACCAATTGCGTCTCCTATCTCTCGCCGGCAGCTTCCCGCTCAGCGATAATCTCTTCGATGGTCTGAGGCAGCGAGAAAAGCCTGATGTCCGGGTATCTAACGTAGGCGTATTCCTCGCCCGCATTCGCTTTCGCATGATACTCTGTATGATCCGAGATGTAAAGTCTAAACCCAGTCACCTTGAGGGGGTCTAATGATGCTTCGGCTAATGGCCGCAAGATCAAGGGCTTTGACTCAGCCAAAAAGTCAAGCTCAATGTTCCACACATCGCCAGTCTTCCCGGCTTCGGCGTCCTCGGCCTTTATGACTGACATACTCGTTGACCGTTTCTCAAAATCTTTTCGCGATGCGTAAATTGTCGTATCGACGACTGTATCGCCTACGAGATATTCAACTTTCATCTCGCCGCCGGAGTGGATTACTGCGCCGCAAAAGCGCACGACGCCTTTGGTAATCATCACTATCCTGTCGTCTGTCGCCCTGCCAGAAATACTTTTGGCTGTGACCGTCCAGGTACTGTCCAAAGTACTCACGGGCCAGGTTGAGCTATCACACCAATCTGGGGACGTAATAGATTCTTTGCCGACCATATTCGGCGGGAAGCCCTCAATCATCGCCCATTTAACTACGTTGTTTTCTCTATCTGACATTTTAAAAAATCTCCGCTATGGCACCGATCTGGCACCTTATGTTTGCAAGCCCGGCGCCTTTTGCCTGCATCACCACAGCAAAAACGCCAGCTGACGCTGTTGATCCGACACTGGCAGCTGACCCCGCCGTGGAAAAAGTGACGAGCATATCGCCTAGCGCAGCCGACCCGGACACATAGCAGTTCCATGTGCCCGCTACTGCAACCGTGATATAGCTGGTATGTGTCCCGCCAATCAGAACGACCCCAGTCACTGGTTTTTTGTATGTGGCCGTGGTCGTGGTCACTGCGCCTGTTACTGATGCAGAGGGGACAACTACGTCCCCCTCGACTAGGGTAATCCCAGCATTATTGATCACCTCTACGCTCTTGTCACACTGCCAAGTGTTCCCTGTCCAGTGGAACGGGCTACCATATGTAGAGCAATAACAAGTGTCGCCAGCTGTCAGGCCGGTCAAGGCCAACATCTCAGTCCTCGTTTTAGTCCCCGCAGTATAAGTGCTGCCTGTTTCGACCCAGTCCGTGTTGTTTGCTGCTGCCCCACGATGCTGGTACGCGCGGGAGCTGACCCCATCTTTGCGCGTGTAGAACGACCCCGGCGCCGCCGATACATTGCCCACTGGCGTGCGGTCGCCCTGATAATAGTCTACGGATACGCCATTTGTCCCCGTATTGGTCAGGGTCAAAACAGATGCGGTATCGGCCAGTGCCGCCGAAATAGTGCCACGTCGATAGATCGTCCAATCGGCTTTGATACGCTCCCACAGGACCCGACCGTAACTCGAGGCGTCCTGCAGCCATGGGTCCACGTCGGTTTGGAGCAATAGAGGGTTATCAGTATTGCCGATGACAACATACTCCCCACCAGGCAATCCATTGGATCCAATAGTCTGTATCTGGATTGCATCCTTCCAGCCGAGATCAGTCGGTTCCTGGATTCGAATCCGGTGAACATCGGTTATATCATTGATCTGGACAACCGAATTTTTACCGAGCTTACCCGTGCTCCCATCAAAAATAACGATGGACTCGTCTGTCGCGCTGCTCGGCCCGAAAAAGTCACCGCCGCCGCTACCTGTGCCTTGGAATACCGTATCCCAAACGTTTACAATCTCCTCAGCACTTGCCCCACCTTGCTGGAAGGTTACCCGGCCCAGCAACCTGCCATGTATGCTAACCCTGTCCGGTATGGGGTTCGGCGGAGACTCGGCCTCAGCAAGGACCAAAGAAACATAATCCCCTCGCCCATACAATAGGACAATATCACCATCAGCCTCAAGATAGATCCAATGGTTACCAAATCGATTATTGGTTAAAGTGTTTAATGTGCCTGTACCATCGTCCCAATAAGCATTATCCCATTGAGATTGTGATGCGACTCCAGTCCACCCGCCACCGCCATCGCGATAATAGACGTCAAACCGGTCAGACCCGGTTGAATCAAAGGAAGCTATGTCGTACTCGGTAAACCCGTCGTAGAGCTCCCCTGATGACATGAGCAGATACCTGCCAGAGCCAGACGGTATCAAGCCGCCCAAGCGCTCAGCCCGAGATAAGGGTAAAGTCTCGAAAAACCGCTCAAACAACCGAGCACCAAAATCGGAGGCCCACTGAGCACCGTTGAGTACGTGGACCTGAGTGTCCCCCTGGTTGACCACAGTCCCCAGAGGGAAATCACTGCGCCTATTCCAGTTCTCGGAAGATCTCACTGAAATCTGTGGAGAGCCTCCGTTATACTCAACTCCCACATAGCGGACCGTGTTTATCGGTATGGTGATCCCGGCCGAGGCAGCCCACGAAACAGAAAACAACTCGCCCGTGTGGGAGTCGGTCGACCTAAGCCAGCCCTCTCCCGCAGCCACATCTATTGTCGTCGCGCTTGCCGCGGTGATATACGCTGTGTCCGCGTCGCCAGCGCCAGCCATACCAAACTGGTTGATATTGTCCTGCACGTTGAGCAGGGTTGTGGTGCCACCAATTTTTTGGATAGTCACGTCATCGGCAGTAACTAACGCCACGCCCAGCTCGACCCAGTCCGTGTTGTTTGCTGCTGCCCCACGATGCTGGTACACGCGGGAGCTGACCCCATCGTCGGCCCTTATGTACATGTCGCCAGGCGACCCGGACACATTGCCCACTGGTGTGCGGTCGCCCTGGTAATGGTCTACCGACACGCCATTTGTCCCTGTATTGGCCAAGGTCAACACTGATGCGGTATCGGCCAGTGCCACCGAAATAGTGCCACGTCGATAGATCGTCCAGTCCGATTTTATATTCTCCCACAACATCCGACCGGAATCGATGCCATCGTCAATCCATGGATCCGAGCTGACCTGGCAAAGGAGCGGACTAGCCGTGTTGCCGACGACTATGTATTGGCCGCCTGGGAGTCCATTGGCACCAATGTTTTTTATTTTTATGGCGCTCTTCCAGGCATACGGGCTGTTAGGCTCCATGATCAATATCCGATTATTGTTGGATACTGCCTGGATTACCATCGGCGAATTTTTGATGAGCTTACCAGTCGTCCCGTCAAATATGGCAATAGCCTCATTGGTCGCGCTGGCAGGCCCAACTACATCCCCAGTGCCGGTTGTCGCATCGTTTACCCAATTTGACCCATTGTAGATCAATGCCTGATTAAGCACCGGGGTAGTGATTACTACGTCTGCAAGGTTATTCAGTTCGCCAGCCCCCGCCAAGAGACCATCAGAGTCGTATTTGACGATACCGTCGGAGTCAAGAACATCTAGGTCAAGGATGTACAGTGACTGGACCCTAGCAATCTCGTCTTTTGCCAGCCAGTGGGTGACATCGCCTGCGCCGTCTTTCCCTCCCCACAGTCTAAATCCAAGATCCGCATCGTTCTCAGCCATGATGCCTATTTGTAAATTACCTAGGTTGCTCAGGTCGGCATTCTCGATATGTAAAATACTGGGATATGTGTCATCCATGTTTTACCTCGCGTCAATCCAGACGATCGTCACGTGTGCAGGAACAGCGTAATCAAATAGAGATTGCATCAATTCTAGATTCGCTGTTCCTGAAATTATCGTAATTTCCAGAACATTATAGGCCCCCGCCACCCCGCAACCAAAAACGCCCGATTGAGCTACGGGATCAACAGCAATACCGCAAGACCCAGCGGTGTACTCGTCATCAACGGAGCATGCCATGACTTCAGCCGCCAGGGGGTACTCGTCCACCTCGATCACAAACCCGAGCAGCTCGCCATAGTCGACAAAAAATTGAGCATTTACGACTTTGCCCTGGTGGTAAATCTTGCCATGAGCAAAAGCGCGTTGATCGTCTTTGTCATCCTGGACCAGCTCGAGCTCAGCGTTATTCGCGATCGTGTAGTCCAGCCACTCGGGGAGCATTTCGTTAGATAATCCTGGGATAGACTCGTTGACCACCTCGTAGGTGCGATCTGTTAGTCGATGTAACTCGGCCGCGAACACCGACAAGTACTTGCCGAGCCAGGTAGTCGATACCTCGAAATCAGAATGAATCGAATCGTGGACCGTGTCCGCGGCACTGATGGAGTCGTGAACAAAAACCTCGCCACTGGGGTAGATCTGATCTCGCCAGACACCCGAGGTTTCCCGGACTTCAAAGCCCCAACGAACGCCACGGGGCAAGAGCTTGCGCAACAAAAGCAGATAGTTATCTGCACTATAGGGGGGTTGCCGTCTGTATTGCTCTATTGTCATGATAGCAGCGAGTAAGTTGCGCCGTTAAATCGGGATAACCCGATCCCTGCCTGCTCAATATTCGCAACGCCAATCGATATGGCATCCTCCTCGATATCCGTTATTTGGAAATCATCAACGCCTGTATTGCCTATGGTTTTGTTGATCTGAGATAACAGCAACGTCCCGCCTGGCTCAGACTGAGTCAAAAACAGTAGCTCAAGGGCATTATCAATCTCGTCTTGATAAAACGAGGTATTGGGCGAAATCGAGATGTCGAAAGTGATCTGCTTGATTACTGGGTCGACGACGTCATATGATGCACAAACAGGTCTCTCGGCTTCGATAATCACGCCGATAGCCGCCAACACAGACGCGCCGACGGATTCTAGGAGCCGAGTTGCGACGACAACCCCCACAGTGCCTGGACCATTCCACTCGTCGGCTGCGTAGATCCAAGCCCGGCCGGCGCCACCCTGCAAAGCCCACCGCTGGTAGTCCGTCTTATTCCCGCTCGATGGCGGGTTCTGCACCCGCTGCAAAAGTCGCGTTTTCCACGCGTCAAGGGTTTCAGAGTCCGTGCCAACCTGGGTCTGCTCGGTTATCGTCCCCTCATCATCGATATCTGTAATTGGGACAACCAGGGTTAATACCACTTCGGAGGACTCAGTGACGTCGATGTTTGCCGCCGTACCGCTAACTTGGGCGGTGATCCCCACTTCGGCCTCGCCCGATGCAATGGTAGCTAGTGCGTCGGTCAAAAACACCACTCCGGCAGCGTTTTCAAGCTTGGTGTCCGCGGGAATCACGGTCGTATTGACCCCGGTAAAAACGTATGTGTACTGCGCCGGCGTTGCGACAATCTGGGTGACCCCGAAAAAACGGGCGTGCCAGGGGAACCACTCCGCATTGGCGAGCGTTGGGATCAACTGTTGAAATAGATTATTTAAAAAACTGTAAACCAGCGAAATAGAACCCGCAAAAACAGCGATCAAAATCAAACAAAGGGACCGAGACAACCAATTGGATGACCCCATTTTTTGGTTGAAATCGGCCTTCATCCTGTCATAAATCGTCTGTGTTGTAATCGAGGTTAATGGCATTATCTTGTCCCCTCCCATAGTACTGAGCTCTGTGTTTTCGATGAGCTCCTATCGGGGTAAGTCTTGGTAACCGTGTATTTCATCCGGTTGACCCCTGCTATCTCCGCAACGCAAGCCACCTCAGTGATAAGGCCCTCGTCGATTTGCCACTTGTAGGCATCTTCGGTGTATTGCTCCCATAGTCGCAGGGTGTTTTTGTCAAGGCGGCGACTGTATATCGTCCAACGCTTGGACCCCCAAGTTTTTGGGTCGATGCCCATTATCTCAGTCGCCCACCAGCCACCCTGGTAGCCTTGTTGCGCCTCGTTTTTACTTACGCGGCGATCGGAGTGCTCGGAGATTAGGTCCGATGTGATCAGGCTCTCATCAATGACGAAATCATTGTCGCCGACCCGTATGTCCAGCCACCCCTGAGTGTTGAACTCGTCAAGAAAAAGCTGTATGTCTCTAAAATCAGTCATCTATTTTGACCTTGCTCGATCCTTCTGAGATTTTCCCAGTCAAATCGGTGGGGATCTCCGAAGGAGGGATGGTATACCCAAGAGACCCTAGGCTCGCAGACACAGTCGCCACCCAAGTGATAAAACTCCCATCTGTCAACGCGTCTATGGTGACTGCGTGGCCTTCTCTCGCTACACCAATATCTCCACCGTTGAAAACTGTCTCCCCTGCCGTGTTGAGCTTGATTGTCTGTCCGTGCTGCGAGTAGATGCAAACCTCGCCCGTTGATAAATCCCGGACTCTATGCGCCGCCGAGTCCACTTTGAGGCAGACAAGGTTATCGCTCGCCCCCGCACACTGGACAACAATCGCCTCGGACTCGAGCGGGGGGTTAGAGGTCATCCCATACTCTTGCACCCGTTCGATGTCCTCTTGATCCTCATCGGCCAAGAGGGAGGCCTTGACGAGCTGCAATTTCGTCGAATCATCAACCGCCTGGATTAACGATTTCAAAATCATCGCCTTCAGCCCATCTATTGCTCGTCTAACTGGGTTTGACACTGTGCTTACTCGCTAACTCTATTTTCTCACTGGGGTTTTCCGCAAAAATCTCAGGTGGCGAAAGTTCAAGGGAGGTTTCCCGCCCGGCTCCCTCGCTCACCGAAAACGTCACCGAGCTGACAACTAGCTGAGCTTCGATGTCAAAACCCTCGTCTTTTATACCAATAGTTTCATTGATTTCCCATGGCCTCGAGTTGCGCCCCGTCGGGTCCTGCATCCAGTTTTTGACTGTGACGCTGGCCCCTTCTGCTTGGCCAGCCCGAACCTGAGCTTCCCAATTTACTCGCTTCTGTACCGATTCTCTTGTTTCCTGCTTTTCAGTCATGAACAGCAGCGGGCGGTATCGACTGACACCGACGTCTGTCGCATCCCCGCGCAGCGAAATCTTATCACCAAGCCACTCGGCGCCCTTCTGGTTGCCCTGCGCCTTGGCTGTATATTTTGAGTATCGCCCCGAAAAATCCCGGATAAAATCCACCCGCTGTATATTTTGGCCGACAATTAGGCTCGTGTCCGATTTGGCCGACCCGACTCGGGTCAATCGAATATTGCCCTGCGCATCGGTTATTGTCAAAATCGCGTAGGCGTTGCACAACCTGTCGAGAGCGTCAAAAACAGTCTCACCGGTCTTGATCGAAAACCTGGGTATCTCAGGATCATTGGCCCCGATATCGATTGAGTCGACGCCAATACCGAACGGATCGCAAAGGTCGGCAGCAATGGTAGACAAACTCTTCGCTGTCCAGGTATTTTTCGGATAGTCGGCTGAACAGTCAACCAAATCACTGGTACGGTCGCGGCCAGAAAAAACAAACTCTCGGCCGTCATCAACTCGGCGCTCAGTGCGGTCTACGTATCCGGTAATCAGGTCCCATTCTTGCAATGTATCGGCAACCATCTTGATCACCACGGGGGATCCCACGTCAATTTTTTTGATCTCGTCTGCGGGGAAATCGACCGCGGTAAAAGAAAAACTACCGCACAACTCGCCCAAAGTCCTCGAAATCTCGAGACTTTTCCACCCGTAAAAACGATCCCTGCCCACTAAAACTTGGATTTCAGAAGGCATAGACAGCTAACCTTTCGCCCGGCAAGAATCCAGGGTGAACGACGTTATTCAGGCGCGCAATCTCGCCCGACCTGGACGGATCCTCGTACAGGCTATATGCAGTCACAAGCGCAGGCTCCCATTCGGGGAGATCCAGTGCGTTGAGTGCGTTGGTAGACGCCCGTCGATTTTCGATGATCTGCTCAACAGCCACCCGCAGGTCCCTCGCCGCCCCGATTACCTCAGCGTCGAGGTACTCGTCTGCTTCGATTTTGGCAACTTGGGCATGGGTGTCCGCCAGAACCTGGTCAGCGGCTTGCACGCTGTCTAAGTCCATTGAGACCACCAACCCGACACGGGACGCGAGGGCTTTGCGTGCGACCAATTGCTGGATTAGGGTTGTCGGGTGGTTGGGGTCATCGTCAGCTATTGACGGGAACGAGGTCAAATCCTCCTCATCAAACCCGACGAGAGCACCCATCTCGTAATATTGGCCTTTGCCAATCGGGCCCGCTGTGAGGAGCTCGGCAGTTGTGCCTGTGGCTGTGGACGCCAATAGGGTCGAGTCGTCCACGACGTCGTCAATCACGGCACCCGGATCCGTACCAAAGTCGATAATCTCGCCCAATTTTTGCGATATGAATTCAGCCTGCAACGTAAATTCAATTACTTTGCCCCGGAGACTCGAAAGATTACGCTGGAAAGTATCGTACGCGCCGACAATTTGCTTGGTTTTTTCAACATAGTCCAGGGCCTTGTTGACCGCGCGGGTAGCGTCTTCAAGGATATTCGCTGGCTTGGATGCTACTTCGTAGGCTTTTTTAAATGCCTTGTCCAACGCCTGTAAAAATGTCAATTTTTTATCAGCAGCGTCGAGCTTCCAGTCGGGCGCAATGATCAGCAAACTCTTATCTGACACCCACTGGAAAGTGATGTCAAACCGACACATCCGGCCTTCGGAGCTCTGTTCATTCACCGAGTAGTCGGTGCAACGAACCTCGTAATCCCCACGATATGGGTGGACCAGGGTCCCTGGGCCCGCCTGCTCGAGAGCGTCGACGAGGTCATCCCGCAGCTCATAATAGTTGTCGCCGACGAGGTACCCAGTGACCGTGAAAGACCGGTTTTTCCGACCCATGTCCTGGAAGTAACTGTCGTCCCGTTCGGGAAGCTCGCTATCGACTACCCGGCGCCCGCCGCTCTGGGACGTCCGCTCGACAAAAAACTTCTTGCCCCGGAACGATGCCTCTAGATATCCATCAATCCAGGTCATCAGACTGCCCCCGCCATGCTCACGCCAGTGTCTAGGGCTGGCCTACCCCGCGACGATCGGCGTACCTGCAGCCCTTTAGGTGCATTTGGGAAGATCACTTCGACGATCTCTTTGGTCACATTTCTGGTTTCGACGATCTCTTTGGTCACATTTCTGGTTTCGGCGATCTCTTTAGTCACGTTTCGGGTCTCGTTGACC